TCAGAACACAAGACACTAGCAGGTATGCTTCAGAATGGTGAGTCAACCATAATGAAACATGCGTCACTTGATTGGGTACACAAAGCTAAGAGACAGTTCCTTGAGTTTAAGCTTGTGACTTGGCCCCATGATGAGTGGCAAACAGAAGTGCGTGGGCAGATGAAAGACGCTGAACTACTAGGTAAGATACAAAGGCAATCCATTGTTGACACTGGTGAAAAGTTTGGTATGGTCTGCCCACTCGCAGGATCAACTGACATAGGATATAATTGGAAGGACACACATTAGTGACTATGTTTATAACTTGTTGTATTATTATTTATCTTTACTCTTGACAAAGCTAAACAAGTATAGTATATATGCAGAACGAATCAGTAGAAGGAATTTATAAATGACTGCTAAAAAGAAAACTAAGTATGGTGTATTCGAAGGTGACTTGTATTACGCACGTATCTTTGAAGACAACATAGATGACTCAGAATACCATGAACGTACAGAAGGACAGTTCAATACTGTGTTCGTACCCAAGGATGATGATGAGCTACAGAAGATTGTTGAACTAGGTTTCCCTGAAGAATCAATGGGCAACCGTATGATCAAGCCAATCTCTGCAGCAGACAATCGTGCAGGTATGAAACTCAAACGTCCTAATAAACACCCTTCTGGTATTGAAGATTTTGGTGGTGCGCCATCCGTTACCCACGGCACTACCAATAAACCTTGGGATTATATTGAAGACGGTGCTCTTGGTAACGGCACTAAGGCCAAGGTTAAGGTCTCTATCTATGGGGAAGGTGCTACTGCCTCAGTTAGATTAGAGAAAGTCGGCATCCTAGAACACGTACCATTTGTAGAAATGGATACAGAGGATCGTTGGTAACAACCCATGTACTCCTTTCGTTGTAACTGGCAGGGCTTCGGCCCTGTCCTTTTTCTCCTATGAAGGAGTTAGCTCTGATGTGGGTAATTATGATAAGTTTCTTTTTATTAGCAGCCCAAGTAATTCAGTACTTACACTAAGGATTAAATATGAAATACGCAGTAATGATTATGTTTGATACAGACGAGGATTACAACTACGTACCTGAAGAGTGGCCTTGTAATACTACAGAGGGTTACAAACCAAAGCTGTTTGATACTTACGAAGCAGCAGAGATAGAACGTAGTAAGTGGAACACAGGAATCATAGTGGACTATAGTGACGAGATACTTAGGCCAATGACAGAGAAGGAACGGCAACGTGCAAAAGAACGACAACTTGCAAATACTGGTTGATGGTGATCCGTTTGCTTATCGTGCAGCTTTCTCCTGTGCAGATGAAGAGACACAAGCAGCAGTAGAAAAGATTGATGAGCTACTAGAGACTGCACTTGAGGCAGTACTGTGGGAAGTAACTGATGACAAGTACCAGATATTCCTGACAGGTAAAGGTAACTTCAGAAAGAAGATTGCTGTCACTAGAGAATACAAAGGCAACAGGAAGCAAGAGAAGCCTGTACACCTTGGTGGTATTAGACAGCATATGATTGATAATTGGAAAGCTATTGTGTCCAAGGATGAAGAGGCTGATGACCTTATAGGTATCTGGTCTAACCCTGACAGGATTGTCATATCAATAGACAAGGATATGTTACAGCTACCATGCACACACTACAACCCACACAAAAGATCATGGCAGACAGTAGAAGAGTTTGGTGGACTCAAGTTCTTTTACAAGCAGATACTGACAGGCGACTCAGCAGATAACATACAAGGTATCTATGGCGTTGGTCCTAAGAAAGCTGATAAGATACTTGCTGACTGTAAGACAGAGCAGGAGTTGTACGAAGAGTGTGTCAGAGCTTACGGTGGTGATGAAGATAGGGTCATCGAGAATGGTAGATTACTTTGGTTAAGAAGAGAAGAAGAACAGATATGGCAACCACCCAAGTTCACAGATTCAGGTCAGGACTAGAAGAACGTAACGCTAAGTACCTTACAAAGAAACGTGTCAAGTTTGAGTACGAGACACTAAAGGTACAGTGGCGTGATATGAGAGTAAGGAAGTATACTCCTGACTTTATCCTACCCAACGGTATCATAGTTGAGACTAAGGGTAGGTTTACTTTACCTGATAGGAACAAGCACAAGTGGATACAAGAGATACACCCTGAGCTTGACGTAAGGTTTGTCTTTAGTAATCCTTACCAGAGATTAAACAAGGGTGCAAAGAGTACCTACGCAGACTGGTGTGATTACTACGGCTTCTTATTTGCTAAAGAAGTAATACCACATGACTGGATAAAAGAGAAAAAGAAGAAAATATGCTTGAACAAGGTACTCTAACATGATACCTATATTGTCTAAGACTAATGATAACATAAGATACTTTCATATTGAAGGGATAAAAAATGCAAGTTAAAGTACATCAGTATCTTGATGGTCCGATAGACCAAGGAGATAAGTGGATACTACTGTGTATGATTGAAGAGAAGGGTCTAGTCTTTGATGAAGAGTTAGAGTTCAAAGACTTCAACACTGCTTACAACTTTATGAACAAGCTTAAGCAATCAACTACACCCATACTTCACGAAAAAGAAACTTCCCTTTGGATACATTAAGGCTTGACAATGTTTGACCATGATAGTAAGATAGAAGCTCTTGTCAATAACTACGGACTAAAGTTATTGATGGAACAAAATGATTTAGATGAGGAAGCAATCGTAAGAAAGTTGGTGGACGATGGAACTATCAACATGAATGATTACTTTTATTTGGATGTTGAGATAAAACAGTGGAAGGAACAAGAACAGTGATAACTCTAGACGATATAAATGCTTTTCAATACTACAATCAAGACCCTCTTGATATGGACAATTACCAAAAGCAAGCTGCATCGACAGCTATCTACGATAAGAAACACGCAGTGATCTACCCTGCCTTGGGTCTAGCTGCTGAAGCAGGAGAGGTAGCAAACAAAGTCAAAAAGATTATGAGAGATGGAGACTTTGATCGTGAGGCTATAGCTGACGAGATAGGAGATTGTCTCTGGTATATAGCTGCTCTGTGTAGAGACTTGAATGTTGACATGGAGAACGTAGCTTATAGTAACCTAGAGAAGTTACATAGCAGACAGAAACGAGGAACACTACGAGGAAATGGGGATAAGAGATGAACAACTACTTACCAACAGATTACCAAGCGTTCATACACACAAGCAGATACGCACGTTGGCTAGAGAAAGAACAACGAAGAGAGACTTGGGCTGAGACTGTTGACAGATACATGGAGAATGTAGTCATACCTGTCATGGGTAAAGACAGCTTTGTCACCCAGATAGAACAATCAATCCTTAGCCTAGAGGTTATGCCTAGCATGAGAGCTATGATGACAGCAGGTAAGGCATTGGATAGAGACAACACATCAGGATACAACTGCAGTTACCTACCTGTCGATGACCCTAAGTCTTTCGATGAGGCTATGTTTATCCTGTTGTGTGGCACTGGTGTAGGCTTCTCAGTAGAGCGACAGTTCGTACAGCAGCTACCTGAAGTACCTGAGTTGTACGAAAGTGACACCACAGTTGTTGTCAAGGATAGTAAAGAGGGTTGGGCTAAAGCTTTCAGGCAGATACTAGCATTGTTGTGGGCAGGAGAGATACCTAAGTGGGATGTATCAAAGGTCAGACCTGCAGGTGCTAGGCTAAAGACTTTCGGTGGTAGAGCTAGTGGTCCTGCCCCCTTGGTTGACTTGTTTAACTTCTCTATAAAGATATTCAAGGACGCACAAGGACGTAGACTATCATCAATAGAGTGTCACGATCTTATGTGTAAGATTGGTGAGGTTGTAGTAGTTGGTGGTGTCCGTAGGTCAGCTATGATTAGTCTGTCTAATTTGTCAGATGATAGGATGCGACACGCTAAGTCAGGTGATTGGTGGACTAACGATCCTCAACGTGCTCTAGCTAACAACTCAGTGTCCTACACAGAGAAGCCTGATAGCCTGTCGTTCATGCGTGAGTGGATGGCTCTAGTCGAATCAGGTAGTGGTGAGCGAGGTATCTTCAACAGAGAAGCAAGCAAGGCACAAGCAGCTAAGTATGGTAGGCGTGACCCTGATTGGCAGTTTGGAACTAACCCTTGCTCAGAAATAATACTTAGACCCTATCAGTTCTGTAACTTGACAGAAGTTGTCGTAAGGTCTAGTGATAACTTTGCTGACTTATCACGTAAGGTAAGGATAGCTACAACACTAGGAACTATACAGTCTACCTACACTAAGTTCCCTTACCTTCGTAAGATATGGAAAGACAACACAGAAGAAGAGCGTCTGCTAGGTGTATCCCTGACAGGCATAATGGACAACCCTTTATTAACGAGTAAGAGCAATGGGCTATCAAAGAATCTCGAAAATCTTAGACAGGTTGCAGTTAACACAAATAATAGTTTGGCTAATACTCTTGGGATTAATCCTTCCACTGCTATTACCTGTGTCAAACCCTCAGGAACCGTCAGTCAACTTGTGGACAGTGCCTCAGGTATCCACGCAAGACATTCCAAACACTACATCAGGACTGTAAGAGGTGACAACAAAGACCCACTGACAGCCTTTATGAAGGATCAGGGCATACCTAGTGAACCTTGTGTAATGAAACCTGATCAGACCACAGTGTTTAGCTTCCCTGTTAAGTCTCCTGCCAACGCTATAGTTACTGAGGATATGTCAGCTATAGATCAGCTAGAGACATGGCTTATGTATCAGAGACATTGGTGTGAGCACAAGCCTAGTGTAACTATCAACGTAAGAAAGGATGAGTGGTTTGAGGTTGGAGCATTTGTCTACAAACACTTTGATGAGATGTCAGGCGTGTCGTTCTTACCATACAACGAACACACGTACCAACAAGCACCTTATCAGGACATAATGAAGAGTGAGTATGTGACATTATTGTCACTAATGCCAGACAAAATAGACTGGTCACTCTTGACAGAATACGAAAAAGAAGATAGTACTAACTCAAGTCAGACGTTTGCTTGCAGTGGTGACGTATGTGAAGTAGTAGATATAGGAGCTTAGATGGAAAAAGAAGATTTTACAATAGAAGAAATGTTGGATGAGATAGGAGATGTAGACCTAGACACTGTAGTAAATAAGCCACCACACTATGGTGATGGCGAGATAGAGTGTATAGACTATATGAAAGACAACATGGATACTATGATGTTCATGGGCTACCTAGAGGGTAACTGTAAGAAGTATCTACATAGGTACAGATACAAAGGTAAACCTGTAGAAGACCTGAAGAAAGCTAAGTGGTACTTAGACAGGTTGATACAGGAGATGGAAGGAAACTAAATGTTTACTGCTATAATTCTAGCCTGTAATATGTCAGTGACAGACTGTAGAAGCTTTGGTACACCTAGAGTTTTTAACTCAGAGAAGGAGTGTCTTGCCTCTGTATCCGATGGTAAACTCCAACTAGAAGCACAGGGTTGGATGATATTGGATTCTCACTGTCATAGATGGGGTGCTAAGGTATAAAAAAGGGGAGCTACTTAGGCTCCCTTATTTCTTTCTCTTCTTACCTGATGCTGTTGTGGACCAAGATACTCTCTTCGGTCCTTTCTTTTTGGAAGCCTCCTTCTTGGAGATTCTTCCTGCCACCGACTTCGGGCGACAGGCTGGATACGGACGCTTGCTTCCCTTAGCTTTCTTACGTCCACAAGGTTTGCCAGTCTTAACATCAACCCAATCCTCAGCAAACCATTTCCCTAAGCCACCCTTCTTAGCCATTAGCCTCTAGCCTTTTTCTTTGCTGTAGCACTAAGGTCTTTGAAGTGGTATAACTTCTTACTTGTTTTACCGTGGGTTTTACCTGAGTGTATGTCTCCGTTAGGCATCTTGTGACTACCACCTTTGTGCTCAGTTCCATCCCTGAAGTAATGCTTTACACCTTTAGCCATGTCAGCAACAGGTACACTCTGGGTTACACTTACGGTTTCTCAACGCACACCAAAGTCTTTTCAAATATCTTCTCATTACGCTTTCCTCTTCACTCTGTTATCTGCACCCTTCCACTTACCACCTTTGGACTTGTACCATTTAGCTGCCCAAGCATTTGCGTAAGCTGAAGGATATACTTTAAACTTTTTCTTTGCTGCTGTTTTAGCTCTTGACCAGAGAGCAGGATTAGTTGGTACTGATTTAGCCATTACTTAACCTCGTATTATTTCTTACTTCCCATCGCAGTAAACCCAAAGTATGCTCCGACAAGTGCTGATACAGACACAACGTAGATGTTAGCTATGTCAGCTATCAACATTGCAGCAGTCTCTTGACCAATTACAGTACAGAAAAAGATACCTGCAGGGTACAGCACCATACCTGATAGAGCAAACCAAGTCATGTTGCGTTGGGCATCACGCTTGGCATCGTCATCTTCAATTTTTCTACGTCTATCTTCTAAGTAAAGCTGACGCTCTTCGGCATCTAGCTTACCGTTCTTATCTAAGTCGTATTCTTCTACCATTATAAATCGACCCAACCCATAGCGACTAGTAAACCTAACGCCCCACCACAAATCAACAAGAATATTACTACAGCAATGAACGCCATCTCAGCGTTCTCTTTCATGCGTTCAGCATCTATTCTTGCTTGTCTCTCTTCTTCTTTTCTTTCTTGAGCTATTTCTCTACGAAGCTTGAGTAGTTCCTGATAGGCAGAATAACCAATAGTGTTAACAATGAACTCTCTTAATTCTTCCTCAGCCTGTTTAGCCTGTTGACGTTTCATAAACGTGTCCATAGCTTCTTCGTTTGTACTACTAAAAAGGCTTTGCTTCTTCTTCTCGTGTTCCTTCTTTGCGCTGTCTACACTGTCAAAGAAACCACCTAGTTCTTTGGACATAGAGGATAGTGCCTTGCCTGCACTTATGCCACCCTTGACCATCGCTAATGCGCTGAGTGGATCAATCATAGTTAGTGCCTCGGATCAAGAATATCTTTGTGGTCTCTATTGATGAACTCAAGTGTTCTTTCTAGTAGGGCTACCCTCTGCTGTAGTTCAACGATACGCATTATACTCATGCTCATACCGTCTATCTCTTCCCATAACTCGTCAGTCTCATCGTATACGTCTGCTTCCATCTCAGCCATGATACCAACTGCTTCGTTTATGTTGTCTTTGTTCTGCTCAATATCTCTGAGCATATTTACTTTGTCAGTTGTATTGCTTTGTGCATCAAGCACTGCGACAGTCTCTTCTAGGTTAGCTATTATGGATGCTTGCTCACTAGCGTACCACACCATCCCACCTAAGGAACTGCAGACAATACCAATCACTGCTATATTTACTTTAGGTAACTCCATTTACTCTACCACTTCTTACATGACCAGTATCGTGCAGTCATCTTATCTTTAGCTGTGTCACACTTATGTCTTGCACGAAAAGATTTTCTACGCTTAGGGTTACTCTTCTTGATTGTCATGTTGGCATCACCAAACCTAATGATCTTTTCCTTACCACCCTGACAAGCCTTGACAACAAACTTCTTGCCGCCAGAAACCTGACGCTTAGGGCTGTTGCACTTCATCTTTGATTTGTCTATCTTAGCCACGATACCTACCAAATGTTATAGTTTTAAGAAAGCCTCTCCAAATTTCTATTGGTGACGGTAGCATCCAGCCTAGTACAGCTAGTAGTATCATCCACATAGGTATGTCTTGGTTCAGCACCTTGACGTTACCTGCGTCACCATCAATGCTGAAGTTACCTTCTGACTGATCTACTGATACGTTCTCACCTGATATGTCTTTACTCTGGTCAATGGCTGACTGGTTGTTCTCTTTACCTATCTGTGTGTTGGCGTTGACTGATGTGCCATCACCTTTACCCCCACCACCAAGGCTTCCCATTAGTGCTAGAGGTGACAGACAGCCACCTAGGAATAGTACGAGTGTTAGTGCTAGTGCTAGTTTCATGGGTACATCTCTTCTTTTAATTGTTTTGCCCTGTCAAAACGTGCTTTAGCTTCTGTGTTAGAGGCATCGTCAGAATGTCCTACAGTTTTTGCAAGGCTGTCTTGAGTTACATCTTTATCAAAAAAGTCTTTACCTGCTAAACTGAGGTAAGCCATAGCAGCAGGGGCTGCATTCTTGGGATCATTTATTAACTCAGGATTTGTAACAAGGTCTACACCTATTATATCTCCTACTGCTTTATAGTTAGCCTTGCCAGTAATTTGGATCAGACCCCTGCCCTTAAATTTACTACCGTCAGTGGGTTGATCATTTCCTAAACGGTTCCCATATACTATGTCAAAAATATCATCTGCAGAATGATTTGAAGGTAATGCTTCAATAGCTGCTTTTCTAGCAGTCATCTTTGGTCCAAGTGTACCATCTTCCCTAGCATTTCGATCTACAAATACTTCTATAGCTCTTTCTTTAGAGTAGCCTGTCTCTACTAATGTTCGTTGCCCTGTTTCTGCTTCAACAGTAGATACAAAAGCGGCTGCTTTTAATGGATCAGCTATATTCTTCTTCGCCCACTCTGTAACTTTACCCATGTCAGGAGCATTACCAGCCTCATTTAGCACATTTATTCTAGGTTTGACATTTCTAGGATCAGCACTGTTTGGATTTCTTAAAGCCTCCATTGTGTCAGGGTCTATCTTTCCAGAAACAGGAAGTCCTACTTTGTACTGAAAGCTTGCCATAGCTCTTTTAGAACCACGACCAAAATCACCATCAACAGTAACACCTAAAAGTTTCTGTGCTTCCATAGCTTCTGCTTTACGAGCTTCTATTGCATCTACGTTATTGCTTTGAGTAGCCTCTGGTTGTGTTATCTCTTGTGTAGTAACCTCAGGAGCTTGAGGTATCTCTACTTTTTTATCGGCTGGTTCCATTGTGACAACAGTAGGATCAGGAGCACCATCAGCTTCAGGCTCAGTAATCCTTTGATCCAAAGGTACACCTGACTGATAAAACTGCCTCTCTGGATTTTCTGATATTGGTCCATCTTCTTTTATCGTGGCTGCTCTCATAGCACCCATCGCACCTTTTATATTTTCGTTTATATTTGTAGCCATTTTCTTCATTACAAGAGTACCGCCCTTTACAGATGCGTTACCCTCGTTGACAGCAGCTATAGTTTCAACAACTTTCTGTCGTTGTCCTTCTACTAATGTACCACGTTCTACAGATATATTAGCCACTAGTTTTTAACCCTTACATCACCGTTGATGTCAGTGTAGTACTCACCTTTTTCAATAGATAAGAATAGTTTCTCATCAGTATCTGTTTCATCTGACCAGAATATCTGCCAAGGGTTACGTAGAGTACCCATAGTTTTTTGTTCTGTCTGTTCTATTTCTCTTATCAAGCTTTGTTCTATGTCTCCTGTTGACAAACCTAGTCTTTTCATGTGCTTGATGTAGAACTTCTTTCTATTGGAGTTCTTTAGTACTTTCTTGTAGTCACCGTAAGCTGTAATAAACTTGAAACCTGCATCTTCTATCTGACTACGCTCTAGAGTTTCTAACCTACGTCCTCTGTCTGCTACCATAGAAGTTACGTCACCATTGTAGTGCTTAGAAGCATAACCTTTCACTAAAGGTAACACAGACTTATCCATTCGTATCATACCTGTGTCTACACGGCTCTCTAAGTCGTACTGTATCTCTCCAAGACCAGTGACCTTGAAGTATGAGCCTTGATCAGAGCCTGATACAGCAGTAGAGACAAGGTTTAACTGAGCCTTTAGTCCATCTGCTAGTCTAGCCCTAGCTACAGTAGCTTGTGTTGGGTCTAGATCATCTATGATCTCTAAGCTTTTGTATGTCTGCTCATTGTAGATTTGAGTAAGTGTGGTTGTCTTGAATATCTCAGGAGATGTAGAGATGTTTATAGTTGCCTGTCCTACACCACCCAAGAAGTTGTCTCTATGTTCTGGTCTATTCATACTGGACGGATCAACACGATTTACTCTTTCAAGAGAAGCAAAAAATATAGCATCTTTACGCTTAGTCATGCTACGATTTTCAGCTTTTTCTATTTCTTCTACATCATGTATGCTAGTTAAGTTGTTATCTAGTAAAGTAGTCTTTACACCTGTCTCTGACTCAATCTTGTTTCCAGATACTTCAGAAGCAGCCTCAGGTGGAGCAAAGGTAAATAGGTCAACATACTCTAGGTCTTCTTTGTCTAAGTTGTTTAAAGAGGTTTTTAAGTCAGTTATTTGCCCTAAAACTAGATCAGTAACATCAAAGTTTCCACTTAGCATTGCTTTAGCAACAATAGGATTATCTACATTTTTTTCAACAAAGTCTAGGAGAACTTCAGTGTTTCTGTTTATTAGATCAAGGGATTTAGCATCTATTCTTTTCTTATCGAAGTTTTTCAGAATGTCTAGCTGTCCTCTTAGTACTTCTATGTCATCAAACAAAGGTTTACTTATATCTGTAGGTAATCCTGCTGGTATCTTACTCTTTAGAAAACCTTCTAAGTTAGCTAACTCAACTTCTAAGCTAACCATATTCTCAGCCATTATGCTCTTACCTTCGTCAGCTTCTATCTGCAAACCTAGAACAACTTTGTTTCTTAGGTCTGAGATTAACTCCTTAGCTCTTGGCATATACTCTTTTTGGAAGTTTGCTTGGTCTGTTACTTGGGTATTTGCTATGTATAAAGACGCTGACTCTACTCTTTGAATCTCTGCCACTGTGTTCTGGATAAGTTCTGTCTGTGTATATGGTTTTCCTGTAGCGTCTAACTTATTTTTCTCTCCAAGATAGTAAGAAGGGTTCTCAGACATTGTATCTAAAGCTTTAGTTATAGCTTGTTGATTAGGATCAAGACCTATATAGTCTAGTGAAAGACCTGTAGAACTTTGTACTAAGTCTTTTTCAGCTTGACCAATCTCAAAGCCAGCATTTGTGTAAGCAACTACTGCTGAGTTTATAGCTACCTTAGCTTTTAAAGGGTCTTGTCCTCTTGTTGCATTGACAGACTGAGCAAAGTTAGCAAAAGCTGCTCTCTTTACTGACCCTTCTGTTGGTGCTGAAGACTTTTGAGCTTTATCATACTGATCCAGTACTTTAAAAATACCATCAGCTATCTTTAGTGTACCAGCCACTGCTGCTGCTGATGTGCTTGACGATGGCATCTTAACAGCTTTTTCGTAACCTGCTCCTTCGTCACCAATGTCTATGGAAAATCCAGCCATAGTAAATCCTTATCTCATTTGTTGATTAAGTAAATCTGTTTCGTATTCTACACCAAGACGTATAGCATTTCTATAGTAATTAATAACAGAATCAGGGTTTATTAAACTTTTTTGTAACTCAAGTTTTAGAGTTGCAGACAGTCTTGACGAATCAATCTCATCATTTATTTCTTGTCTTAGCTTTAATCCTCTTATCATATCATCTTCGCTACCTTCTGTCAAGAGGGAATCGGCAAGAGTTGCTTTTGATCTCAATCTCTTAGACATATCTCTGAAGTAATCGTTCTTTTTGTAGACCATTTCTTGGTAATCATAGTAGTTCTGTACTGGTGCAGGAGTAGCACCAAACAGTACTGCAGCAGCAGTCACAGGTTCTAGGTTTCCTACTACCTCTTTTCTTGTTCTACTACGGTATGACCCTGTTTCTATCAGTTCTTTTATTTTTACAGCCTTATCAACTGTAGAAAGGTTACGAACTAACTGCGTCAAGTCTTCTCTTACCATCTCAGGTCTACCACCTAGTGTGGCTTTGACAGCAGATGAGGCTACTCCTAGCATATCCCTAGATATTTCACCTGATGGGCCAAATAAAGCTGTAAAGAAACTTTCTTCTGTAAGCTTCTTGTGTGTATCAAAGAACTGATCCACAGGTGCTACCCTAGTTGCATAGGCTGTCTCAGTACCTAGAGCGTTTGACAACAGTGCGTCTATCAAACCGTACTTAATTCTGTTGTGTGTCTCTACAGCGTTCTCATCACTTGGGTTATACCCTAGTTGTTCAGTGAAGTAGGTAGCCATCTTACCTGCACCAAGACCTGTAAGACCAAACATTGGCCCCATAACCATGAACATTCTTGCACGTTCACCAGCACTAAAGTTTCTACCTACTACAATGTTCTCCATAGCACGTATACTGAAGGATAGCCACTGTGTAGGCACTCTCATAGGTCCACTCTGAGCAAGGTTACGTGACTGAGTAGTCATTCTAAAGGTTAGGTCTTGCTCTCTGTTTGTTATCCAGAGCTTACCGTCTGGTGACAATGGGTCTATGTTAGGTCTTCTGGCTCTGTGCTCTAAGAAAGCTGTAATAACACCAGTTAAACGTGATACTCTTTCACCTTCTCTAAAGAACATAGTACTGTAATCTAGGAAACTACCTACTTTTTCTTGAGCTTTACCTGTCAGACTACTTGCTGACCCAAAGGTGGTTGGTCCTTGTAGTTCTATGACCTCGTTATTGATAAAGTTTCTACCACTTTCATCCATGTACCTAAGTAAAGTGTTTAATTCAGTTTCATCCATACCTGAAAATTTTGACAGTCTTTGGACTGCTAGTCTTCTAGCTGCTGAATCTGGTGCGTTGGCTATAACCATCATAGGTGTCACAAGCCCTAGAGCCTTTAGACCTTGCTTTGGTGATATTGCAGCTATTGTTAGAGAGTGTATACCCTGTAGCACAAACTGATCAGGATTAAAGAAACCAAACTTAGAGTAGAAGCCTACCTGCAATAGTCTAGACGCAGGGTCAGCCTTAGTAAAGTCTATCTTCTTACCAGTTTTACCAAAGACAAACTCTGTAGCTGAGGATGTAAAGCTATCCCACCTGTCACTAAGCCAAGTAGACTGACTCATTCTTCTTTTAATTACGTCTTGTTGCTCTCTTAGTTGTGCAGCTAGGTCATTGTACTTACCTGTCTTACTTACTTCAGCTTGCATAAACCTGTTATAGTAGTCATTCTCAGGTATACCTTTAGGGAAGCTTACAATACCTTGTGTCTTCTCAGCAAGTTTAACCCAACCAACCATAGCACTCTGAGATGCTGCACGGTTAGCGTAACCAAAAGCCTCTGACCCAAACTGATCAGCTATTGTAGAGATAGGACTTGCGTTGGTAGCTTTCTTACCACCAAACTCTATGAGAGGTGTGTCACCACGCTTCATGTTTAGTCGTGAACCTACAACCTGACCGAAGCTCATGTCAACCATAGATGGGTCTTGACCAGCCTCGTCTAGTTGTACCTTCTGATCCCTAGCTTTGAACCTAAACTCTTCTGTAAACTTAAAGTTGTGCTTTAGTGACAAACCTTTTAAGTCTTCTAGGTCTGTTATGTGCTTGTTCCAATCATTGTTAGCACGTATTACATCACCTAATTCTTCGTATTGTTCCTTAGATAGGTTGAGGTTCTGGATGTCATCAACACCCATGTCATCCATTAGTGACTTTACTTTGGTTGTTACATTGTTAAGTTGTTTAACTGCTAGTCTAGCTTGATCTTGACCAAATGACCCTAGTAAAGTTCTAAAACCTGTAGAGATTGTGTTACCTGAGAACAGGGTCTGCTCTCTGACAGTACCTATAAAGTATCTAAACTCTGCGTTTGTTCTAGGGCCACCTGCATTGTAAGGCATTACGTCCACACGCTCTAGTACACGTACAGAATCTACGTTAGTTACGTACAAATGGTCTAAGAATGTGTTAGGTATCTTGTAGATAGGTTTGTCAGGATTGATCTCGCTCTGCTTAAATGATCCACCTTTACCACCTTTTGCTTTTAGGTCTAGTATTAGCTCATTGTCAGGCACACTAGATACACGGTAGCCTATATCACCAAACTCTTCTGTGATATTTACAAACTCACCACCCTCAGCTACTACACGCTTGAGCCTAGCAGATGACTGAATATGCCAAGAAGCGTCACTTAAGTCTACTAAAGCGTCATATGCGTCAAGTGTCTCTTTACTTGGGTTGACTCCGTACATTGTTTTGTACATAGAGTCAAATGATTCTCTAGTAGGGTAAGCTCTCATCCAAGATAACTCACCATCACGTAGCTGAGTAAAGAAGTCTGAAAGATTTTCTCTTTCTTTTCCTTTTACTTTTCTTATAATCTTTTCGTAAGGCTTTACTTGGTTAGATACTAGGGCTTGACCTGCTTCAGCCTGTAAGAACTTACCACCAATCTTGTCACCAAGCCTAAGTGTTGCTGCACCAAATACTTTATTGATTGCATCCTTGACAAATCCACCCTTATCAAACCTGTCTATTTCATCTGGTAAACCTAGGACATTGACACGCTCTTCAGTTTCTACGAACCAGCCTCTACCTTCTTCTTTCTTGACAACCTTCAGGCTAGGGTCTTGTGCAGCTACAGCCTCAGCATCCATCTTTCTTCTGAAGGGAGCACCTGAGCCATCCTTACCTAGTCTAACTACTACCTTGTAGTCTTCTGAACCTTCGTCAATAATCTTAGTTCTCTTTACATTGACTACTGCGTCATTGACACTAGCTGATATTCTAGCTGCTATTTCTAAAGAAACTTTCTCTAAGGTTTCTCTTGATACATACTCACCAAAGCTACCTCTTCGATTAGCCTTTTCTAGCATCTCTGTAATAGAGTTCTTCCTTACAAAGTCTCTAAAGGTAACACCATTAGGTCTACTAGCTGGTCCTGACACAGGGTCTAGTTCTTCTGGTAGTGTTCGTCCTGCATTTACTACGTCTGTCTGTGCACCAGTATCATCCACTAGCTTACCTGCTACCTCAGCAGCAGCTTCATCACCCTTTATGACAGCCACAGTGTCTACAGGTTTACGAGACTTTGACAAACCAGAGATTTTGTTTAGTATTGTACCTTCTTCGCCAGCAAACTCTTTAGCTCCTTTAGTTACTAAAGACTTCAAAGGTGAAGTTACAGCCTTGGTAGACCCTAGTGTAGCTATATCTACTACACCAAAGACAGCCCATAGGTTTGCCATAGGGTCATCACCTAGGTAAGTAGCATCATTGGCTGCTTTGTAAAGGTTCCAGATACTATCGTCAGAGAAGATACCTTCGTTCTTACGTTCTGCTATGTACTCTTTAGCCCAGTCCTTAAACTCGTTAGGGGATAGTGTATTGAAAGCACCTCGTATCTCTTTACCTTCACGGTTAGACCTGTAGGTTATGTTCTCGAAAGCACCTATAGTTATCTCTCTTAGAACATTAACATCTAGAAATGATAGTATTTTAGATACACCTGACTGATCGTTGTCTTCTAGCTCCTTAGCTACTAGGTCATTCCAAGACTTCATATTTGCCAGAGTACGAGCAGCGTATCCGTTGACACCGTTATCATCTAACATCAACTGTTGTATCAAGGAGTACTCACCAAGCGTCATATCCTGACCCTTCTCTGTACGCTCCTTGATTATTTCAGACATCTCTTCTGCACTAAGGCCATCTTCGTAGGCTTTTTCTATAGCTGCTGCGTAGTTAAAGTTTACGCCTTGCTGTAGAGCTACAACCTCAGCAGTATTGTCACCCATAGCAACCTCAGCCTCTACCTGATCAACAGGTATAGCTGTAGCTATGGAAACTTCTTGGGCTTTGTCTATGTTTACTTGACTTGTAGGGTTATAGGGTTTCTCAAGTTCAGCCTCTGTTTCGTCCATTAAAGCTAGTTCATTGGAGACTTTATCTTCAAGAGTTAAAAGAGTTGTCATTTTAGTGTGATCCTAACTAAACAGTTTTTCACCAATATCTTCACCATATTTAATAGTTGCACCAGTAAGACCAAAACCTAAACTTGCTATGTTACTGTACATACCAGATTGTGCTTGCTGAGTACTTTGTATACCAGAAAGTGTAGTAATCTGACCACTTAAAGCTCCCATTTGTGATCCAAATCCTAGGTTTGCTCCATACTGAGATGACAAACTAGCTAATCCACCTGCAACACCTGATCCTTGGATACCACCTGCAGCAGCAGCGGCTCTAAGCTGTGATCTTCGCCTAATAAAACTTCTTACAGACTGTCTTCGCTGTCTTGTAGCTGCTACTTTCTGTTGTTGCACTTGTGTTTGTGCTATCTGTACAGCAGTAGCAGAAGCAGCTTTGGCAGACTTAACAGATTTGACTGTACTAACAACACCAGCAGTAGCACCAGCTATAGCAACACCTCCTACTATAGCAGTTCCTATAGTACCAGCAGCAGTAGCAACAGCACCACCGCCTAAAAGTGCAGCACCTAGAGCAGGGACAAAAGCCATACTATATTCCTTTCGTGAAGAAGGTTTCTCTTTTAGTAAAACCTTGCTTAGTTAAAAAATTTAAAAATTTATCATCTTCTAGTGCAGCTATACTACCAAAACGTACAGCAACACAACCTTTTTCTTTACACCAATCCTCATATTCTTTTATGAGTTTCTTAGCTGTAAAAGCGTTCTTGTTGTTTAACCAAAAGAAAAGCTCGTATCCTATTATCTCGTCACTAAAAGGACTTTCTGTAAGAGCAAAGGCAGCAAAACCTTCTATCTCATCATCGTCTACTACAACTTTACATAGTGCCATTTGGTTTTCTAGTAAACTTGTTATGTATTGTAGAGTTTTTTCTTGGTTAAGCTTTCCTAAGTCTTCGAAGCCAGCTTTTTTGTAGAACTTTTTACAGAAGTACAAAACGTCATACAAGTCTTCTTGACGCAAATCACGTATTAACATTAGTATCTAGGGTTCCTTCCTTGTACCAAGCCCCAACCTAGGAGCAAGAAGTCTTTACCCTGTTCACTTTCGTATTTTATTCTCATGGATCGTCCGTGTCCACGTATTTTTACTCTTGATGTTATGACATCATCTGGATAGTTGAAGTCACTAAGGTTACTGTTGTTAGGAAACAAAGGATACTTTAATCTGTATACTTGTTGCGCTGTACCAAAGGCTTCAGCAAAATCCCAAGAAGCAGAAACTTTTAAACCTGAGGGTCTTACAGCTTCGTAACCATCATTCTCATTACCTGTAAATCCTGTCTCAGTTACTCTACAGTATGTAACAATGTAAGGTGCGTTCTTTTTGGTTATAACATCACCTACAAAGTCGTAACCTGTTTCAGCAAATGATGAGTAGTTTGTTGTTGTCCAGTCAAGAAAAGCAATACCTGTAAATGCACCAAAGGTTATCTTGTTGTTTGACCCTTCCCTACAGATAAGAACAATAGCTGGGTCTCCTGTGTTAGTATTAGATATTTGTGTAGACACGACGTCATTACCATTAGATGTAACAACATCGTCTGCACCGCTGTTTGATGTAACGTCTAGAGCTACTTCACTAGCACCATACCCTGAATAAAAAGCTAGGCCAACTACAGCGTCTGTGTTAGACGCTTCATCTGATATTTTCCAAGGAAAGAAAGCTTGCAGAGGTACGTCAAGGATTAGAAAGTTGTTAAGCTTTGAGGCTACAGTTTCACTTGCGTCAGGATAGCCCCAGTATATTCTTTTGTTGATTGCATCGTAAACAGCAGTTACTTTTAGTTTAGCATCAGCGTCAATAGAATCCCAAAAGGTTTGAACAGTAGGTATTGTTATGTTCTGTTCTTGACCTTGACCTGACACTGGATCTGTTTGTAGTGTGTGTATTCCAAATCTTGACCACCAGAAAGGAACACCCTCAGCTTCAACAAATGTCTGAGGCTGTAAGATACCAACTCTAGTAACCCTGTTTATAGAAAAGGACGCTGCTCTAAACACACCGTCCACACCAGAGATTTGCCACACACCATTCTCAGCGAACACAAAGAGAGAGTTTTGGTAAGCGTATAGCCTTTGTATTTTAACAGCGTCTGGTATTCTTATAGTGCCACCATCTGTATCTAAGAGATCAGATATGTACTCTGAAGTAGGGTCATTCTGTTGGTGACAAACACCTAAGTCATCTACTGTCTCAACAAGTTTAGAGAAGAGTATTGTACCAGCATTTTCAGCACTGTCAATACCTGCGTAAAAAACTCTACCAGAGAAAGACTCAGCACATCTAAACCTAGATGATTCAGGGTCAGTCATTTTTGTTAACCCAGATAACTGAGCAGCCAAACCTCTGTTTTTTGTAAAAAAAGCTAGTTTGTAGTGACCGTTACCTGTTAGAGTTGTACCACCGTAAATCTTTTCCCACTCTGCAGAATCGTAGTTACCATCTGTGTCTTTACCTGCGTACCAAGGGTGCGTAAGTCTTTTGGTTAGGTCTGTAGGAGCACCATTGCCTGTGTTCCAACCTGCGTTCTGTGCATCATACTTCCTGTTTTGTGAAGGTGAACTTTCGTTTGTAAAGTAAGTACTTGTGTCACCTTGAAACTCAAAGTCTCTGATTATAAAATCTATTGTAGTTACAGTAAATGTTCCTGAGCTATACTGAACAGCTATAGTGTTTATCTCAGGTGATGATACAACTAGAGTACCCTTGATTGATGTAAACTGACACTTAGCTGTGTCTGCACCATTAGAACCAGATTGCTCAAAAGATGCTAGGTTAACTGAGTTAGACTCTACTTGGTTGGAGTAAGGTAAAGCACCCTTGTTGTAAAAGAAAAGAGTAGCTCCTTTCTGAAGAACCAAGAACTCTAGATCAGCATTACCACCAACGTTAACCCAAGAGCCTGTGGCTGTCTGTTCAGCATCACTAAGGGTAAACGAAGACAGAACATTACCTGTCTCATACTCTACGCCTAAGCGTCTACGCCTAGTACCATCTCTACGTAGGTCACAGTTTAGCTCATCGACAGAAGCACCTTCAGGAAATGTAAGTTCAGCAGCCTCAGTTACAAGACCTTTGACAAAGTTGTTAACTGCCTTTTGACTTAGACTTTGAGCCATTGCGTTCTTTCTCACGTTGGTCTGCGTATTCATTACGCTGAACAGTTTTAGTTTTTACTTTGTTTCTTAAGTAATGCTCTACAGCTTCTTTGCCTTTTTGTAAGCTAGAGTATCTGCCAGATAGTTCACTTGGTACTGAACCCTTCTCAAACTTTACTTTAAAGAAACTGTATCCACTTTCTTCTTTACTGACATAAATCTCTGATAACATCTTATCAGACTTTATTACACAATGTTGGTTCACTGTGTCAATATCTATTTCAATCATTAACTTCTTCCGTACTGGTTTCTTGAAGCTAGTCTAGTTTTGTACTGATCATTTTGTACGTAAGACTTTAACCTACGTGCAGACTGTTCAACCTTGGGATCAGAGCCTCCCTTAAATAAACTCATGCAAGCTGACTTAGCTTCAGCCAGTAGTAAAGGCATTAGTGTTTGATCTAGGTCAGGCTCGAAAGCATCTGTTTGACTGAAGGTTGGGTATATAGAACAGAACGCTCTTGTTTTATTAGCTGCTAAATTAGCTTCTACTGCAGCATCATAAGCATCCATTATAATGTGGTTGTCATTGAATGAAGTGTAATACGATGGGTCTTTATCGTTTCCTACAAATAGTTCTACAGATTGGTCAACAGTAGTTACTTTCTTAGCTGTCTCATCCATTCTGTCTAGGAACACTAAAGGTTCTACATAAACTATTTCTCTGTAGTCAGGAACAGAAGCAGTTCCTATGTTGTAGTCAAGACGCATTAATTGTTTTGTTCTTGCAGGGTACGTAAAGTGAGTAGGCTTTGCGTTGTTAGCTAAAGAAACTAGAGGTATTAATTTGTTATGCTCTGGTATATCTCTAGCTGCAATTATGTTGAAGTAAGTATCTTCTACTACTGAGGCTACCTGTTGGGCCTCTACTGTGTCAGAGATAGTGTTGACATCCTCTGAATCCATATCAGATAGAATAGACTGTACTATTTGTAAGAGATTACTTTTCATTATGATCCATCCACACAAACAACTATGCAAGCTTCAACGTGTGAGCTTGGTGCACCTGCACACGCTATCTTTATAAAACTTCCTGCTGTTACTGTGTTGTTCGATGAAGGTGATAGTGTATCTACATCACCTGCAGCAGAACCTGATTGAGTTATAGTAAGGACTCCCATTGAAGAACCCGATGAATTAGTTACAGTAAATACAGCATCTCCACCAGATATAGCTGCTGTCAAAGCACTTTGTATTTTAGTTATAGTTCCTGCATAAGGTATGGGTACATAAAGATTACTTGCAGATGAAATGTCTGGAAACTGAACTGTTAGTATAGCTTGTCTAGATGTCCAAGTACCTGAGCCAGAACCGTTAGCTAAGTAAACGTCACCACTACTTGCTGAAGCAACGCCTTTAGGTTCGTGTAAGAAAGGATCAGAAAGAGTAGAGTGGTTTACGTTTGCCATTAATATCTCCTAGGGAATAAGTAGGGTGCTCCCGAAGGAACACCCAAAGCTTTTAAGCCTCGATGTATTCGATAACCAACTTGGCTTCACCAGCAGTTAATGCTGCTGTGCCATAGATAGCTTCGATGTATACATCTGCTGCACCAACATTTGCTGCACCACCGACTAAAGCACCGTCACAAGCTACTGCTTTTGTTGTAGCGTTAATAGCTGTTAAAGCAATAGTTGCGTCAATACCGTCAGCATCTACAGTCGTACCGTCTTGCTGATATGCACCGATTGTCAATGTAGCTGAACCACCTGAGGTGAAAGCTGTTGAGACAATAAGGTGAGCACCAGTGATGTACGAACCTGCTGGAATGAAAGCATCGTGATCCTGCGGAGTTGCAGCAGCACTAGGAACTTCTGTTCCTGTGATATTCATCACTAATGCTTTCTTCTGACTTGAAAGAGAAGTACCACGCTTTGCAGCAGTTCCCTGTTCACCTGCGGTAAGAACTTCTAGACCGTCTGCGTTTACATAACTCATTAATCTACCTCCTTACGCTACTGTTGGTTTCGTGACAACACGAACCATGTTTTCAGGACGATACAACTTGACACCATAACGAGCAGTTGTTACAAACTCGTGTCTTTGGAAGTCTTTGTTGTAGTCGTAGTCAACCTGAGGTTGCTGTCTAAACGCACCCACGAATGGATTTACAGATTGGTCTGCTGAGAAGAACAAGTTTACAACACCGTTTGTTGATGAGTAATCTTGGTTAGCAGCAGCTAAATCTGGAAGTGCGTTATCGGTTGCTGTTGGTAGGAAGTTTGAGCAGTATACGTCAAACCCATATACGTTTGCTACGAAACGCATACCAGTTGCTATACCATCACGAACTAGTCCTTCAAAACGTGGGTTGTTTGACACGTTTATTACGTTGCTCAATGTGTTAAGTGTGTACTCAACAGATGGATCAACGATGGCTACCAAGTTGCTGTCTGGAACGTTCTGTTTCTTCAGAGCGTAACGTGCATAAGCAAACTCTTTTAAGGAGATAACTTCCCCTGTACCAGTAGAACCAACACGCATTGAGATGCTGTTGATTGCTTCTGTTGAGTTAGCTGATACGCCAGCTTCAGGAGCAGCGAGAGTTGTTGTCTCGAAATGTTCCATGATTGCACGTTCTTGTTCAGGTACAAAGCGTGACATTAATTCTGAAGAATAGAATGTGTCTTGCTCTGCTTTCTTGGTCATATAAGTAGCTGATGAGAGATACTTATCGACTGAGAATGTAAAGTTACCTGTGTCTAATGGACGGTAGGTAACAGCACTGTCCTCAGTGTAGTTGTCCACTTGTGCCTGCCCGATAGAAGGAATGTTGAAAGTGTTTCCGTCAGGAAAACCGTCAAGCATACGAACATATCTTTGTGCCATCATCTCATCACGCAGAATCTCTTTTAATTCTGATGAGTAGACCTGAGCACGTTGCAGGAACGTAGTGTTAGATGTGGTCATTGCCATGTCTAAGTTCCTTTAATTATGCACCAAACTTTTCGCCAAGACGAGATTTGTCCTCGAACATTTGTTGTTGCGTCTTAGCAGAATAGTACAAGTTACGATTGTCTCTACGAAGTTTCTGATAGTAATTAAAATCTCTTTCCGTAGAGGATTGCATATTGACACCCTCAGTTCGAACTGATCCAGCAACCATAGGGCTGACAGGACGTTTGTTCTCACCTATAAGAGCGAAGAAAGCGTTGGGTGACTCAGCAGCAATATCACGTAAACGATCTATTGACATACCAAGCTCTTCAGCTTTCCTTTCGATTTGAGCCTTGGCTTCAGTGCCAAAGCTTCCCTCTAGTTCTTTATCAACAAGTTGTAAGTTACCATTAACTTTGGCTTCTAACTCTCGCTGACCAAGTGTCTTTTCTACAAGGCTCTTCAGGTCTTCCTCACTAAAGTTTGCAGTGGTATTCTGGTCTTTAGTGCTACTGTTATTATTAGGCACTTCATTAGTCGCTGCAGTAGTTTCAGCGGCCTTGGTCTGAAGCTGGTCAAGAACTTCGTTTTTGTATTCCTGTTTCTTCAAGTCTTCCCTCATTTGAGTGAGTTGGTCTTCAAGATTTTTAATGTAACCATCGGCTTCTAATTTGCCTTTAGCTAACACTTCAGGGTTTTTCCAGTTCTCTCCCTTTGCCTGTACAAGTTTATCAAGAAAGGATTCCTGTGAAGGGGTTTCCTGTACTTGAGTCTCGTTGTTCTGATCTTCCTGTGTGGTTGCAGTGTTATCAGTAAATACCATAGTTTTATTCCTTATCTAGGTTAATAAGATCAAGCACTTGGGTTAGTGCTCTGTTGTAGCCGATACGATCAGCCATTTTGTGTGACCAAGAAGGGCTGTCATAGTCAGCCGTAGTCGGTCTATCCTCAAGCATAGACTCAAGAATCTCTTCGAGAAGCAGAAGACTTTCTGAGTTGGACACAATCTTTTGTTTGATCTTGTCCTTGTCTTCTTGCGTCTTACATTTTTTAAACCAAGCGGCTTTCATTACTATTTGCCGCCACCGCCAGATTTCATCTTTGTTTTCTTTTTCTTCTTTTTAGAGTAACCTTTTGGTCCTGCGGTTTTGTTTTTGTATTCCATAACTTTACCTTTTTTATACGGCATATTATAATCCTTCTTCTATTGCTATTTGTTGTTCTTCTTCGTATTGTACTTCAGCTTCAGTAGTAATACGTTGAGTTTCTAGTTGTTCAGAAACTGTAATGTTATCACCAAACAAGGCTGGTTCACCTAGTTCATCTGATAATATTCTAGCAAACTCTTTACCTGACAAGTGAACAGCAACAGTTGGGTCTGCTAATTTTATTTGATAAAGTTGTGTTAAGCTTTGTATTCTCTGTGCTCTTTCAGCAAAGTGTCTAGCACCCATAGGTATTATCTTACCGTTAGCCATGATGTCTTCTTTTGTAATCTCTTCAAAGAAGAACACACCTGAGTCTTCGTTAAGAACTCTGATTGTATCTGCGTAGTCCATGTTACGTCTAGCAGCTTCGATCATTCCGTTTAGGATAGGCTCTAGAAATACTCTCTCAAAATGTGCAGTCTTGTGTTGAAAGATACGTCCTGCTGCAGTCATCAACTGCTGTACTTCAAAGGCTGTCTTCTCACCTGCACTACGGATACCCATTGCTTCTCTTGGAGCACCAGCCATCATTTCCATTTTGTTTTCTAGGTTCTGTATCTGGAAGTCTGCGTTTAGTGCTGTAGCGTCAGGAGCTAAGTATCCTACGTCACCTTCTTCACCCATGTATATACGTGCTGCTGGCTCAAAGTCGAAGTCCTCTACGTCACCTCTGATCTTAATGATAGGGTAAGCTATCTGATCAAAGACATCAGACTTGAGGTTCTCTAAGTGATCTATTCTATACTGCATACCAACAAGATTGTCAAGTGGCCCCATAGCATATAGATTGTCTGGGCGTTCTCTCCAACCTGCATGGTAGATAGGTGACTTACCTAACCAGCTAGGGTTCTGCTCATTGTAGATTACATATGCTCTATCTACAATAGTTATAACTCTGTTCTTGTGGAAGACTTTGGTGTCAGCATCATAGATGTCACCGTAGAATGTCATAAGCTCTACATAGTTTGACTCGTAATATTCGTTTAGGTTTGTAAAACCGTCTGCTGTAAAAGCGTGAGACTTATCTATGTCAACATCATTACCGCTTACTGCAGCCCTGTTACCCACCATCTTTTCAAAGATTTTACTTAAGTAATCATTCTCTACAGTCTCTTCAATCTTTCTAGCTAACTCACCCATGCTCATCATGCTTCTGACAATCTTAGGGCTTTCACCAAAGTTTGCTGCTAGTGGGTTAAAGCAAATATCAAAAGGACTAATACGTACAAGCTTTGGTCCTACGTAGTTTACAGCACGTTCACCATCTTCGTACTCAGTGTAGTCTCTCTCAAACTCTACTGTAGCAAAACAATTACCGTACTGAATATAGTCATTGATTAGTTTGCTTGTAGTATTGACAAAGTCAGACTGTCTTATCTTGTTTTCCATGTAAGCTTGGATAACATCACGCTTGCTCTTTATGTCTGAGGCTGCATCGTTAGCTTCAAACCTAAACCAACGCTTCTGAGGAAACAAAGCTGAGAAGTAATTAGCGTGTAGATTGTCAGCTATTTGTGTTAGCTTTGGTGTAGTCGTACTGTTAGTCCAAGGTAGTTTACTATTGGACGTAGTGCGAGTATCAGTAGCGTAAATGTAATTACGTAACTCTTTCCACTCTTCTACTTTTGTTCGTCTTGCGTTGTGCCATTGTGTCCAACGATCTGCAATGTCTTCTGCTAGACCGTGGGGATCAATCATGGTTTGAAGGTCAATAGTTGTTCCAGCCATTAGAAGGAAACTCCACCAAATCTTGAGTTAAACTGTACCACGTTATCTCTACTCCTACGTATTACTCTAGCTGGTTTGACAGCCATGTCTATGACTGAAGCTAGTGCGTCTATAACATCATCGTGAGCAGGGTTTCGTGATGACAACTCTTCTTCTAGTATCTGAGTATTGCCACCTCTATAGTGCCATATACCCATGTTGTCATAGCGAGGCTCAAGTATCGAAGCTATACGCTCTTGTTTATTACCTTGGTTCTTATTAGGTCTGAACTCATCAATACTTATAGCTAGTCCGTGTTGCTTGATAAGTTCTTTGAGTTGCTTGACGATTGCCATTTGTGCGACTGTTGTTTCTGCTCTGAGCTTTCTGAATGACCACTTGTTTGACATATGGAGTATGTTTTCGAAGTAGTCAGATATTCTGTCAGTCCTGAATCTATCGATGTCCAAGACGTATACGTTGTTTTCTGCATCAACACCTACCACAACTATTGCTGTATAGTCAGCACGTTTGTTTAAACTAAAAGCAAAGTCAACAGCAGCAAATACGTTTAGTCTACTATCTTTGTAGAACAGGTAGCCGTTGTCCTCTCTTACGTGTTTCCTTTCGAAATACTGAAACTTATCTGGTGACACAGGTACGTTGTCTGGGTCTGTAGGATCGTTGTAGTACTGTGCTCTAAACTGTCCTTTGTCTAGGTACTGACCACGCTTCTTTGCAAGTATCTTCATGTCAAACCCAAACCACTTACCGTCTTTGCGTTGGGTTCTAGGCCAAAGGAACTCACCTGTGCCATCACCTTGTTCTTCTACAGGTTTCTCAAATATCTCGTAGATACTATCCTCACCTATCTTATCACCTCTTGGATTGTACTGATCCTCTGTCATCTGTAGTAGATCGTTGTATAGATCAGCAGGGTGATACCTAGTTCCTACTACCCACTCTTTCGCTTCAGCACCTTCAATAGACGAGAGAAGAGAGTATTGACTTTTGACTTTATTCCTTCCTTCACCTGTGTAAGCATTTTCGTACACCACGCAGTCATCGAGGACAGCAATGTCACAATGTAAACCTGTAAGCGAAGTAGTGAGTCCACCAGTAAAGATCGAAGGGTCTCTAACATTTTCTTTCTTCCTTAATGGATGGTCTAACATAATCTCTGAGTTAGTCCATCGTGTACGTTTACCTTCATCAAAGTTTACGTGATCAGGCCAATACCTTCTGTATATCTCTGATGTAAGTATTCCTTTGATAAACCCTAGTTGTTTCTCAGCAAGGTTAGCTGTAGCTGATATGTACAGTATACGCAATGTTGGGTTCTTTGTCAACTCCCAAGCTACTCTAAACGCTATTAATCTTGACTTACCGTGATCCCTAGGGAAGAGTAATAGTTGGTGTGACTTTGAGTCAGGTCTTATCCACCAGTTACAGACATCTTCATGGGCTTGCCCTAGTACCTGCTCTGGTGCTACTAACCTTATGAATGTTACAAGATCACTTTCAGCAGCGATCCTGATTTGATCTAAGGGTGTCATCAATCCGCTGCGGCTATCTCGTTAGAATCTTCTTTTGCCCACTCAATGATGGCTGCGTAGTGACGGTTTGCTGGGTCTAGTGGAACAAACATTGTTTCATTATCTATAACTACTTCTATCATAGAATTTTCTTTTGTATTTTTCTCGTAGTCTATTACTTGACTTAGATATTTTGCAGATTCAATATTCATATCAACTTCCTATAATTCTGCGTCTATTTTTAAACTACCAGTTCCAGAATTTACTCCAAGAAAACCGTATGTAGAAATAGTACTATCACTAGATGGTGTGACATTGATTGTACAAGACTGCGTTTCACCACTACTAAGAGAGACACTAATAGAAGAAATAGATTCCTTAGAAACGCCGGGCTTATGGATAATAGTAAAATCAATGGTGCAAGTTGGTTGCGTTCTTTTTTCAAGGAAATTAACTAATCCCTGATATGAATTAGTACTCGTTCTAGTCCTTATTACCCCTATACTTCCATTGTCACTTGCAGTGGGAGAATAGACTTCAAAATATCTTTTGCACCGTAAAAGCTCATCCCCAAAGCTTCGATGCTCGAAGTCCGTGGCGGCTCCACTTCCAGTTTCTAACTGTATTCCAGTAATTTCCCAATCGTTACTTGTACTGTCTGCAAAGTTTACCTGACCACTAGCAGCGCTAGTATCTGCATTAGCTCTCCATGCAGTGTTTAAAGTGCCACCAGTTGTGTCTGACCCAGCAAATAATTTAAAAAATATTTCTAAAGAACTAGCATTATCGTCATCAAATTTACCTGTTGTATCGGCAGGAAAATTAATAGTGTACCTGTTCCAATTTGTATCAGCTACTGTATATGAGCCAGAAACATCTCTGCTATTATCTCTATCAAAGATTTTAACAGTATACACACCAGTCTTATTTGTTTTAACATAGAAAGATAATGTAAAACCTAAAGCTGTAGCGTGTCCTTTTTGAAACCTCTGTAAATCTTGACCTTCAATTTTGTGTTGGATATATCCTTCCTCGTTAGAAGCAAGAGAAGTATCTGCTGTTGTGCAGTCAACTTTTAACGCATTAGCAAATCCAGCTAAATCTGTAACGCTTGATTGTGTAACAGTAAAAGCTGCGCCAGAGTTTTGTTTATAAAATAAAAATCTATCTAAAGTATAAACATTGCCAACACTAGCAAACGAGGTTCCACGTTGCGAAACCATCATAGCTGAATTGACTATAACATTTCTGCCTACACCAAAGCTTCCACTTGCAGCACCAACAGTATCGAGCCTAGCTGTTACTGAACCAAGGTCTGCTATGTCTCTTGCTAAACTCATGTTTTACCTCACGATGGCTTTGTGGGCCAAGTTACGTTATCTAATCCAGTGACCCCATCCTGCGCTGGGGCATCCCTAAGTGCCTGACGATAGGTCTTCCAAGCGTCTGCTAGAGTTACATCAGAACCAGCCATCCAATCTGTCTCAGCTAATCGCCTGTCACGCTCTGCCCGAAGGTCAGCCATTGGCTTGGCGTTAACTAGCTCAGTTTTCTTAGCTGATACCGCTGACCAAGTTGTACCCCAATCGTCTGGATTGTTGCTTTCTATTGCAGAGCCGTTGCTATCTGCGCCTGTTACCTTGCGGTACATCTCAGCAAACTCTTCTTCAGAGGTTGGCTCTCCACGTAACACCCATTCTGTTACGCCTAGTTCGTTTAGTGCTGTTGCTATATTTGTCATTTTTCCTATCCTATAAAGTATCCTGTCCAATAAGCGTATGGACTTCCTGTGCCGTACAAACTTGATGACCCTTGTGTATGAATAGATATTACATCTCCTGCTGTGGCATAATACCCAACAGTCATTATAGCACAGCTTTTTGCATTGTTGGCTGACTCGTTTCTAGCACTAAAAGTAATAGTGCTATTCACTTGTATAGAAAGTTCTATATAACCAGTATTATACGACATACCACAAATACCAAACCACCAAAGACCAGTTAACCCAGATGGAATTGTATATTGTCCTGTGGAAGTATTATACGCCGTTTCAGTATCTCTAACTTTATTATTCCAAACGATAGTTGCGTTTGCTCCTACATGACCATCCGTTTTTGTTACATGAAAATGAGGGGTTGTTGGCTTCAATATTCTTCCACCACTATCTATAGTCAGCGCACTAGTACCAGCCGTATTCTGTATTGCATCTACTTTTAATACTGAACTCATTGGGCTACCTCCATAAGCGTAAGTGTTGAGGTGGTTGAAACTTCATTGTTATAATTATAATACAATTCGCCAGCGTTTTTGTAGTTTGTAGTTTTGTAAGTAGTAGCACTGGTGGTTGCTGGACTATCAAAAAATTGAAAAGCACCAGTCATATTACCAAGAGTACTACCATTATTATAAAAGTTAAGTTGATAAACAACTGTACTACCTCTAACTAATCTTAAAATATGGTCAGCATTTCCTTGATAAGCAATAGAAGAGGAATGCAAAACTAAAACCTTACTTGTTGCAGATGTAGGTGTAATTGTTGCTGTTAGTCCACTGTCTACATGAGTATTGTTAGAACCTAAAGTAGCACTGGCGGTAGATGTTCCTTGTACAACTTGCACCACATGACCAGCAGATAGAACCCTTGCTGCTGTAGCTGGCTGGAGAGTATCGACCTTGAGTATGCTCATGCTGCTATCTCCGTTAAAATAATAGTGCTTCTAGTGCTTCCATCTCCACCTATACCGTAATTATTATGACCTATAGTTCCTCCACTACCACTTCGTTGATAAACAGCGTATGTAGTTGCACTTGTTGTACTAGGTGAATCTAAATAATAGTGAGCAACAGATTGAGATTGTGTTTCTCCGTTTTGTCCAACATTAGTTGATACAGAGTGATGATTTGAAGCATTTTTATATATATGAAAAACTGCATAGTCTGTTTCTGTACTGTGATACACACCATTTATTGCAAGAGATATTAGAATTTTACTTGTAGAAAATTTCGGAGTAATTGTTGCCGATATACTTGTAGCAACAAGACTTGTAGAAGTTGTAGAATTAGCATTAGTGTAAACACCTTGAACAACTTGAATAACATGACCAGCAGAATGAAGTTCTTGACCGCTAGGAATTAAAACTGTATTTGCATTAGCCCCACTTGTAGGAGCTTGCAGTGTTTGAACCGTGAGTGTACTCATTCTATACCACCGTTAAGTTGCCAGAGACAGTAAGCGTTGCTCCAGATGCCACTGTAAGTGGGCCTGTGCATGAAGCATTTTCTGCTGCGTCAATGGTTGTGTTAGAGTTTAGTATCTGTTCGTTAATGCGAAATATATCACCAGCCCTAGAGCCTACCGTTCCGTTGTCACCTTTAAACATCCCACCGCCAGATACGTTAGCGACTTCAAAGGTTGTGTAAGCAATGACAGAAAGAATATCGCCAACAGTAGCACCTACAGTTAAGACAACATCAGAGCCATTACTAGCTGTGTAGTCTGTTCCGTTTACGAGCAATATTCCATTGAGATAAACGTCTAAAAACTGAGGAGTATAACCACCAGTAGGGAATGTTGTTTGACCAGCCGTTGCTGTTGTTAAATCCCTTGTTTGCGTTGCCTGTGGAACAGGTACATTGCCTACATATCCAGCCATGTTTTAATCCTTATTCTGGTAGGCCTACGGCTGCTGAATCAATAAAAGATTGATCAATGCTAGCAATAGGCATTTTACTGTCTAAGTAAGTTGCTGTTTGTTCTTTCGTGTAAGAATAAATTGTTTCCTGATCATCTTCAGGAACAAGCCAATCAAGAGTTTGACTGTAAACTACACCATCAATAGTTTCAGACCTTGTTGCTGTTATTTTAGTAACTTCATCAAAGTCAACTTCACGTTTTATTTTAGTCCAAGAAGCCATATTAATATTCCTTATACATATAAATCGCTACTGCCATTATAAGTTGATGGCGCATAATGCAGATAAACCTGAAAATTAGACAACGCTGTTCCACTGCTGGGCGTTAAAGTAATAGCCACTTTTCTAGAATTGTAAGCACCAGAAAAAGATATTCCAATGCTGTTAATTGTAAGATTTCCATTTCCATTAAATACACTAGCCAAAGTGGTGGCAGAAACATTGCTGTAATTACAAGTAAGCATATAAGTAACATGGTTCCAATAAGCACTACTTCCCACTGTTACTTGAAGCATTACTTGTTTTTGATAAGGTAAAACATAATCAGCAGTAACAATCGTTGCTATACCTGCTCCTGTAGTAAAATCGTCACTTAAATTTTCAGCAGCGGCAATAATGCTCGGATGATAATTATAACCATCTGTTGTTATTCTTGATAAATTCATAGTCATATTACTAGTGCCGTAAAACAGACCGTGTAATTCGCCATCACCGTCTGAAATAACAGAGGCACTATTTTTAGTACGCATATCCCAACCATGCTGATTACCATCAAAACCACCAATAATAGTATTCTTAGTTCCAGTAGTAATTAGTGAGCCAGCAGATGGACCAACGGCAGTATTAAAAGCATTTGTATCTGATGTAAAATTTTGAGCAGCTAATGCCTCATCACCAACAGCCACACTACGATTTCCCTTAGTATCTGCGCCAAGACTATCTCTACCCAAAGACACATTTCTAATTCCATGAGTCATAGCATCCTGTGAACCATATCCAACAGCAGTGTTATGGTATCCAGCACTTAATGACTCTAATGCTTTAGAACCGACAGCAGTGCATAGAGTATCACCAGAAGCAGTTACCGCAGATAAAGCTTTATAACCTACAGCAACATTGTTAGTTTGGTCTGTAGCACTATCAAAAGCAGAATGACCTATAGCAACATTTCTGTCGCCAGTATTTAATGCTGTTCCTGCATCTTTACCAATTAAAATATTTTCATTACCGCCAGAGGCAATAGATACACCAGCACCTTCACCAAATTTTAAATTGTCTGTGCCTAAGGTTTCTGTAAGGATTGACCCATCAGAATCTATGCGTAGTCTCTCTGTTGGACTAGCACCATCTGACCCATCATTAGTCTTGAATATCAGATCGCCTTTTTCATCGTCAGCCGTACCGTCATGGCTACCTTGAATTTCAGCTAATGTAGTTTCCTCACCGCCACTTTGTTGACCTTTGAAGATAACCTTACCTTCACGCCCACCGTCAGTGTCTTCGTGCGTTGTGTTGACTATAGTAACTTCTGGCGTAGTGTCAGTAGCTGTTACGTCTTGGACGTTAGCAACCGTAGCACTAATAGTTCCAGCCCTTGCTCCTATGTATCCACCCATCTAGGTTATCTCCATATAGCTCATTGTGACAGAAAGTTTATCTGCTACTGAACAGTCCACTTTTATAATATCACCTACGTTCATGTTTATCTTTCCTTCAAGTGGGGAAAGCGTACTTCCTGCAGGGATGCTGACATCTTTAATCAAGTGTGCTGTAGTGTTCTGAGTCTGCCCAGTTTGCGTTGTTGTAGTAACAAGCGTTACACTTGCTGTAACCTGAGAGGTGTGAACGTTAGCTAATGTCATTCCCAACATAACTATCGTACTACCTGTCTGGACAGTGTAGATTGTTTCGGGCGTACCAGCAGTGGCTGGAGCTACATCCCTTGTAATAAGTTTAAATGTATTTGCCATTCTATTCTCCTAGCCACCGAGGGCAATCGCAAGCGCAGTCGCCTCGTCTACTGTTGCCTTTGCTGATATTGTTGAAAGATTGTTTACTACTGTTTGTATATTTGATATTGTTGTTGAGTCTGCTACTGTTCCTATGTCGTTAGTTTGAGTAGCAATAGTATTACCCATAGCATTACCGTGTGTTGTACAGTAATACCTAGCTGGCATTGTACCAGTTGTAGGAACAACTATAACTACGTTTGCTCCTGCACTACCAGCAGTACCGTTTACTGTAACTCCTGTGGTGTAAGCACTACCACCAGAGTCTTTAAATGCCAATGGATGTCCAGATACAGAAGAAGCACTGACATCAAAGGTATAAGTAAATCCTTTAACAAGAGTTATAGCTGGTGCTGTTGCACCGTTAAATGCAAACTTGTTTGTACCACCATCGTTGACTACAGTTACAGCTATGTTCTCCGCTGCTGTAAACATAGCGTTCAAAGAGTTTAGAATAGCTACGCTTTGTGAGGTAGTAGTAACTGCTGATGATACACCAGCCACTGTAGTAATATCAGATGATATACCAGCTACTGTATTGATGTTAGTTTGTTCTGTTGAGGTTGGACCTACAGCTTGCCATGCAGAGCCATTGTAGACCCTCATGTTATTGTCTCCAGTATTAAAGTAGAGAGCACCTGTAGCTAAAGAATCACCATCGTTATCTACTGATGGGTTGCTGCTCTTTGCACCTAAGAACCTATCATCAAATGTGTCAAGTGATGTTGCTGCTGCAGTTGCTGATGATGCTGCCCCTGTTGCACTAGATGCTGCTGCTGTTTGACTCGATGCTGCCGCAGTCTGACTAGACGCTGCTGCTGTAGCTGAGTTACCTGCGTTGGTAGCTGCAGTGTTTGCTGTGTTCATATAGCCCAGCGTAAGAGCTACTATGTCCTGACCACTAGTGTTCTTTAGTGCTGCAACATTGTTTAAGTCATTACCGT